ATTTTGCAGATTACCTTGGTTTAAACCACGGGCTTCATCCATGCCATATTCATCGTCCACTGAACCACCTACAGCATATAGTCTATCCTCCCCTTTCATGCGGGAATATAGGTTGTCAATTTCACCACTTCTTCCATAGTAAGTGGGATCCATTGAAGCATCCCTACTAGGGTCTGTGCTAAATGGGTTTTTGCTAACTACATCTGCAGCATAATCACGTTGACGGTTAATTTCCGATACTGCTTTGTCATATTCAGCTTGAGCTATATTACCAGCGGCTTTTTGTTGTTTAAGGTAATCAAGTTGTGCTTCTTGATCCATTAAGCTCATTGTTCCGTAGATGGTTCCAGCAGTAGACATCAATGGAGCCATAGTAGTGCCAGCTTTAACTGCTGCAGTAGCGGATGGGTTTATGTTGCCAGTAAATACGTTTTTAATACCAGAACCAGTGTCGCTTATGCCCTGACCAACATTTTTTAACTGACCGCTATAGTCATAATTAGCCACTGCATCTTTAGCGTTTACACCAGCCTTGTATATATCAGATGGGGCATTCATTAAGTCTGTACCAAGTTGAGATGCGCCTTCAGTAAACTTTGTACCAATCTGACCTGCCGCTTCACTAACATTCCCACTTAAAAGATTATCCATAAATGAGGTTGGTTGTGGTGCTGCTCTTAAAACATTGGCAGATTCGCTAGCTAATGCGTTAGTCATTTGATTGGCAGAATTTCTTGCAATTTCATCTGCGGTTCTTTCAACCGCTGTTGCGCTTACTGGAGCCACCCCTTCGGATACTGGCAATAAAGCTGTATCAGGTGCGCCACCAGCAGCTCTTAAATATTCACCTAGTTCAGATGTAGCATACGCTGTTGCGCCACCAATCATAGCGCCTTGAAGGTTAAAACTACCACCTTTACGCATTACACCAGAGCCATTTAAAGCACCTAAACCAACAGCTAGTGGTTGCATACCAGGAACCATAGAAGCAGCTACTTGGGCAACTGTGCCCCAACCGCCAGGAATAGCTTTGCCAACCTGTTTATCAAATCCTACCAAAGCTTGGTCAATAGGTTTAAACGCTTGAGTAGATACATCAGATACTTGTTTAATGCCAGGCAGGTTTTGGGTAGCTTTAACTGCTGACATACCTGCATTAGTTAAAGGTTTCATTATGTTTCTTTGAAACGCTCCACCAATGCCAAAAGAAGGAACCCCGTCCTTAGTCTGGATTTCATGACCAGTAAGTGATTTAAGTCCGTGGGCTTGACCGCCCTGTGCGTAGTAGTTCATATAATAGTCACCGTTACTGTCCCCACACTAGCTGTGGCAGATACTCCATATAAATAAGAAACGTTGGGTACAACAATCTTTAAGTTTTCCCCCACCTGAAATACAGTCCCATTTGGCAAATTGTACCCTGATGTTGGTAAATTTAACAGCCGAATACCATCCATTTGTAAAGGAACATCTGAATCCAACTGCGTAAAATAAAGCCTTAAAACAGCAATAAGCTGAGATAGTTGCTGTGGGTTGTATTCTTCTGGCACCAAAGGCAACGCTGGCGCACGGAATTTCTGCATTCCCATTAGCGTTTCCCATCTGGTCTGCCGTCCAAACGAGGGCTACCTAACTGCCATTGAACACCTAATTCTGTGGATGCAATCTCAACCGCCATCTGACGTGCCCTAGCCCGCATAAATATTTGGTCTGTATATACGTCTACAGAAGTCCTAATAACGTCCCCAGTTTCTGTGTTGGAATATGTATTGCCTGGAAAGTTTCTTGGCTTAATATACATAGTCACTTCTGGAAGGGCTGCGGTAGAACCATCAAAATTAACATCAGGGATGATTCTTTTAGTTAATATAAACTGCTCTCCGTCTACCAAATCAAAGTCAGAAGAGGCAATATTAGCCTCTAAAGGCAAGGTATCAGCGTTTACACCACGCTCTTGGTCATATACGATAGTCGAGGCTACAGACTGAGGGTATTCCCTCAGTGAAGAATCACTCCATGCGGTGCGCTCAATAGAGCCATAGTACCAAATCTTTTCTAAGTGGTTATAGACAATATAGGCATCATTAACAATGCTGTTGGCGGTAGGGTAGAACCACCAGATTTCATTCCAACCTTCATTGGTGCCCACAATAATCTGGTCTGCTTGTGCGTAGTTTAGGTTTTCAAAAACGTGGTTACGCAGGGTGCAAGGCAAAGTCTCTACCCGACCAGAGTAGGCATAGAACTTATCGTGACCGAACCAATAGGCGGTGTTATTAACTACGGCTACAGAACGGGAGCTAAGGATAGAGATGTTGTCTGATAGTTCTTGTAAACCGAACACATCTGTTGTGCCCAAATACTGCAGGGAATTGAGTGTACCGTCAGTAAATACTAGAATCTCTTGACGAGTAGCGATAGCGCAAACAATCTCAGAACCCCTAGAAACACGGATAAAACCAGCAGAATTGGTGACTAATGGAGTCCAGACATTAGCCTGACCTTGAGTTGCCCAACGAATAAGCAATGGGTCAAAAGCACCGCCACCGTAAGGTGTGGCTCCAAAAGCTAATAAATGCTTGTCATTCTGGGATAGATATATCTGTTTTGTTTCTAGTGGTACATCTGCTGGTGCAATGCCATCTATAGTGGTTGTGGCTAAAGGAGTAGCTCTAACTTGAACCCCATCTGTGTTCTTCCAGTAATAGATAGTGCCATTACGGATATTCATTACAAGGTCATTGTCAAAGTTATTAAAGAACCAATCCCTTTGCAACTGAACCACAGGAGTTACTGCACCAGAACCCCAAGTGCCACGACCCCAAACACCAGCGCCCCAACCATAACCATAGGTAACTGTGTCATACCCAACATCAATATCGTAATAAGCTGTAACTGTAGCCCCGCCTTTTGCTGTATCGGAAGAAGTAGCATTGACGCCTACATTGATAGTGTAGACCTTGGTAGTAGTGTTTACAGATACGATTGCGTAACCAAACTCAGCATTTAAAACATTGGCGGTAATGTTCCCACCAAGCGTTGTAGCACCAGAATAGGTTACATAATTACCAACTTCTGGGTTATATGCGGTATCGGTTGAATAAGATACGCTCAATACGGCAGAACCAGTAGTGGCTGTAAATGGACCAGCAGCTGCTCCTAAAGTGGTAGAAGTGTGCTGTAACGGGGTAATGTCGTAGAACTCTTCACCAGCTTCAATATAGACTTTTTTACTAGTTCCCATTGCAAGGTAGTTATCACCAAGAGTGGTAATCCAGTTAAACATCTGGCGGCAAATACCAATAAGCGTAACTGTGCCGTAACGAAGCCACCCACCAATCTTTTGTGGATACCCAGAGCGGAAACGAATCTTATCGCACTCATACCAACCGCCTTCGTTGGTGTAGTTGGTTTGGTCTCGATTAACGCCTGGTTTAAATTGTAGCTTTTGTAATGGCACAGGGTTTACCCTAATATGGTTAGAGTTTTGGCAATTTTGGCTTTACGGTCATCTAAACCAATTAAGCCGCCATTGATACGTTTAGTCATTGTCTCAAGATCTGAGGCATCTGCCAAGCTGTTTAAACCTTTCTTGTTCCAGAACCAGCCAGCACTTAATGCTGCATATCGTGGATCCAACAATAAAGTAGGGTCAGAAAGAAGATCAACACCAATACCAGATCCGCAGTTTGCATAGTTTTCTTTACCAGTTAACTGGATAAGTCCTCTGCCTAAATACTTAGAAGCCTCTTCCTCATTAGTGTTTCCTAATCTGCCGTTATAGACCTTGCCCGCTATTTTAGCTGGCTGACGTGCGTACTGGTCTGCAATCTCTTTTGTGGGAAAACGGCTGGGCCAAGTCTTCATTAGACCTTCTGCGCTGTAATTTAAGTTTTCTTGCAAAGTCTTGAAGTTTCCAGACTCGTGAGCGCACTGTCCAATAAAACAAGCCTGACGGACAGGCGTAGATATGTCATATTTGACAAAAGTTTCTTCTAAAGGGGCAAGCCATTTATGGTCAATCCCCAGTTTATCTAACTGGTCATACGTCATTCTTTAACACCTTTTCTTAAATTATCTTTTGCCTCAAGAATTTGCAAGTTATGGGCAATATGTAAACCACCTTTAGCTATAGGAACTATATGGTCAACATGAAAATTTTCACCTAATGACATGGCTTTATAAAAATCTCTTAAAGCATATATCTGTTTAATTTCTGGGGTTAATTTACCAGTCAATTTTGTACGCCTCATAGCGTTATCAGCGTGTATTCTGGATTTATTCATGGTTCTATCGTTACGCTTCCACGCAGATACTTTATCTGGGTTAGCTACTCTATATGCGTTATTACGCTGTAACTTTTTATCGTAGTGTTTTTCTGTAGACTTTTTTACAGACTCTCTATGTGCCAAAGGATTATCTAATCGCCTAGCTTTCATAAGTTCTGCATAACACGGTTTACATTTAGCCTGTACGCCCAAACCGCCACGCTTAGATGGACTATATTCAATAATTGGCTTTATCTGCTTGCAAGCAGTGCATTGCTTATTAGGCATTCTGCTTATCCTTAGATTTCATATCCATTACTTTTTCAACCGTACGTCCACCGAAATAGGCGAGGAACACAATTTGACCCCACTGACCTAGAAGCTGAACATAACTTTCAGTAGCATTAAATCCAAATGCCGACATCATGGCAAATAGGAAATAGCCAGCAAATATAGCAATTAAAGCCAATGGGCGAATGTTTTTAGACAGCCAAGAGTCGCTGGACATATCGGCTTCCCAGCGTTTAGTAATTTCCTGAGCCTCGGCTATATCAGCATTAATTTTTGCCAGCTCGCCATTCTGTTGCATCTCCAACAGTTTAAGTTTGGCTTGCTCTGCCTGTGCTGGGTCAGGAAAGACCTTATCAAGTATCTTACCGCCAATGTCTAATAGTGCGCCTAATGGAAACATAATTACCCCTTAATACCCCAAGTTAAATACCACGCTATTACAGCTGCTGCTGCAAAGCAATAAAACTGCACTCGTCTTACCGCTTTTAAATCATGCTGGTATTCTTCGTTGTCTTTGCGTTGCATATTCTCAATATCCAGCTTAATCTTTAATACTGCTTCCCACTCTTTAGCACCGTGCTTTTTAACAAAATCTATCTTTAGTTTTGCTTCTTCATCGGAGATTTGTTTCTTATGTTGCCATGACTCTAAAGCCTTAATTAATGCTCTTTCCTTCTTAAACTCTGCTTCTCGTCTTGCTCTAACACGTTCATTAGCTTGTTTCTGAGCTACTTCTGTTGCATCGTGCTGGGCATTTTCAATGCTTTTAGTTAGCCCTTTAGTAGCCTCTCTAGTTGCATCAAGGCTACCGCTAAGAGTTTTGACTCCTTCTGATAATCCATACGGGTCTGGCATAACTTCTCACCTTACATAACTCCGCCACCAGCGGCAGGAACAGATGTCGCATGGATAGAAATATGTTGCTTAAGGTTTAAAGGAGCGTTACAGTCTGAGCAGGTATCCGCAGAAAGTTCAGCTTCATCAAGGTCATAACCACACGCCAAGCACTCCACTTGAACTTCATGTTTCGGCTGAACCAGACCGTCTACAATCTGGGCTTCAATTACCTGTTTCATTACGCTTCGGGCCAGTTTGCAGCAACGGCAGCCAATGCGTCTACTGAAGTTGTAGCAGTAATAGCAGCAACCAAACGAGTGCATTCTGTAATTACAGCAGCACGGTAAGTCGCTACATCAGCTGGTACATCAACGCTACGCTCTACCTTATGGATAATCATCCAATCGGTTGTAGAAAGAAGACTGTTAGCTGCGGCTTTGGCGGCTGTGATTTCTGTAGTCTTTAGACCTTTAGTAACCAAACGCTCGGCTGAATTAACCATTGCGCCTTTACCGTTGTCGGCAGCTGCATCATAGACTTGTACATACATTGGGTTGCCATTTTCGTCTGACTCTTCACGGTCATCCAATAACTTAGCTGTGCCAGAGTAGGTAGCTTCTACTGTGCTGTTTGTCTCGTTTACACGATATGCTGGACCAGCAATCCAATAGTATTTGTCGTTAGGACGCTCACCGTGGATGATTTCCCAGATGCCAGCTTGTAGCTTTTCGGCAGGGGTTGAAGTGCGTAGGAACACGGCAGAATACTGCTGTGAACCAATGTTAAAAGGCATATCTAACGGGAGGATTTGAGTTACCTGTCCGTCTTGTACTACTGCAAAGTTGCTCATATTATTACTCCTGTTAAAAAATTGTTATCTTGCAAGTGCGGATTTAAAAGGATACTCCGCAAATGCCATGTAAATGTATGTGCTTCCACTAGCATTTAAACCATTGTATGTACATCTCATTTTTATACCGTTGGAAAGAAAATCTAATACAGGTCTATCATCGGTTTCAAGATAAGAAAGGTTTGCACCCAAATCTAAGCCTGCAACATTATATGTATCTCTAGCGGTATCAAGTAAAAACCAACTATCAGCAGTTCCGCTAGAAATTTTTATCATTACAAATTTAGGTCTAAACCCTGTATAAACAAATGAACCGTTAGTAGAACCATTGCCTGTATAGCTACCAAACTTACTAAAGCCAGCTATTTCTGACCAGCAGTAGGCTACTTGTGTCCATCCTGAACTATTTACATTGGCATTAGTGCCTATTGAAAATACTGAACTAGTTGGAGCAGTAGAATTGAATGTTGTTGTGCTTAAATCTTGTCCGCTAGTGTCATTTAAAAATAATCTATATGATGCAGATGTTAAATTAGAATTGTAAACAATCCAGTCAGATGTATTACTGCGGGATTTAATAATAATCATCTTAGGTGCAACACCTAAACCATGACCTACAGTTGCATTGCTTCCTGTACCTGTATAAGTAACAATACTAAACCCAGCAGTAGCATTAACGCTTACTGTTGATGTAATAGAACCAGCAGTATTTGTTGTGTTAGTTCCTTGACCAGCTTGCCATTGCCAGCCTACATAATTTAAGCCACTTTGATTGCAGTATGCGTTAGGATTAGAACCATCAGTTCCAGCAGTAACAGTAAATCCGTTGCTGTTAAAACTACTTGTATATCCATATACAGCACTAACTCCATATCCTTCTGCACTAGTAGAATTAGAACCTAATTCTTTGTTTCCACCAGCACCTCTTACAGAATCAAACCACATATGACCATATGTGTCATTTCTAACTTTGCTCCAAACTAAGTCAGGTTTAAACCCAGCAGTATTTGTGATGCTTCTAGGAGACGAACCATTACCTGACCAAGTAGTAACATCCATTACCAAGTTACCCTGTTGGATAGTAGGTGTTGGTAGGTTAGTTGTACAGAGAGACTTATAACCAGATGGCGGGGCGTATGTGAAAGCGTACTGACCGAAGTTTGCAATAGTTATGTTATTGAAATTACTATTTTGTTTAGTATTTAAGAAAAAACTAGCAGTAGAACCAATAGCATAACCACCTTGATTTGTTACAGGGTCTTGAGTTCCGCTTCCCAACCAAGTATTGTTTTTGCTATACCAAACCTTTGAATTTGCCCTATCAACGGCAATTCCTAATACAGTTCCAGCGGGCCATGTTGCACCAGTATCGTAAGAAAGACTGCCATTTACATAAATTTGTGCGTTACTTCCACCGCCAAAATAAAAGCTAGAAGAACCTGTGCTTAATGCTGATGTTGTGTATCCAGTTGGTGCAACTCCAACTCCACCAGTAAAGTTAGTAGTATCGCCAGCTAAAAATTCAGCATAAATTTTTACTGTTGATGGAATTTCCATTGTTGCATAAGCATTGGATTGCACTCCACCAGCAGTATTAATTTGACTTTTTAAATTTCCATCCGTTGTGGTTGTTCCAGTTCCAGTATTTAATGGATTCCACACACAATAGTTACCACGAATTACACCGCCTACATCGCCAGTAACATTGTATGGAGTCCACTGTGTAGGTACATCAACCATTGAATCGTAAGTAGTGCCAGCAGTTAGGCTAATGTTATTCGTAGTCCAAGTATTGTTATTACCTGAGAAGTCTAAGCCTAATGTACCTGTAGATGAGTTGTTGCTAAACGGCAAATAGAATCCGTTAGTACCGTATGTACCTGTGTATTTCTTACTTGTCCAATTGCTAAATTGGTCGTACTGCCCAAAGTCGGTAGCTGCTAATTGTTGACCATCAACGAAGTTAACTTCCGCCATGTAGCCATCAAAATAATCGCCATTAGGTCTTTTGCCTATGGTTTGCAAAGAAGAATTATTTATTCCGCAATCATAATTTTGGGCTGGATAACTAGCTGTTGCAAATGCAGTTACTTGAGAACCATTTACATATAATTTAACTCTATTGCTTGCAGTTGCTTGAGTGGTATCTACTGCAACAACAATGTGATACCAAGCGGATGGGTCACGAAATACTTGAGTTGTAGTTAGCCCTGTTGCACCTTCATCAAATAATATATAAAGCTGATTGCTTCCAGCAGATTCACTAAATCTAATTGCATCATCTCTACCGCTTGACTTTACACCACCAAAAAACGCTTCATAATTTGCAAAAGTTCCTCTTTTAATCCACGCACTAAATGTCCAAATTTTACGATTACCAGCCACCGCTGGGGTGCGGTTCAAATACGCAGACGCAGAGCTACGGAAACGCAAAGAGCGTGACATTGGGTTTGGCACATTAGCTACGGGCCAGTTATTAGTCTGTTGTGCTTGAGTTACATCCGTCATGCCCCATACGCCAGACGCAGAAGACTGGGTAGGTGTAGCTGGAGTTTTGCGGATTACACCGCCTGGGTATCTTTTACTCATTATCTCGCTCTAGCAATTTTGAAAGGGTTCTCTGCAAAACAAGCGTATATGTAAGTATCGCCAGTTTTGTTTGTTGCTGTAGCACTAGCTCTTGGTTTAAATCCATTAGAAATAATGTCAATATCACCGCCAGTTAATTCTGCACTAGTTAAATTTGCATTTAATACTGTGTTTGCGACATTGTATGTGTTTCTTGCAGTATCAAAAATGTACCAATCTGTTGTGCCATTGCTAATATTCTTAATAAGAATGTATTTAGGTCTAAACCCTGTATAGATAAAAGGACCATCAGAAGATGAATTTCCAGCGTAGCTACCAAATGAACTAAATCCAGCTACAGGAGACCAACAGTAGGCTACAAGCGTTGCTCCTGATGTGCTTGTTAAAGAACCACCACCGATGTTTACTACTGTGCTTGTTGGTGCGGAGGTAAATATAGTAGTACCGCCATCAGTTCTTTTTGCACCAGTTGAATCTAATATCAACCAATCCGAAGCCCAGTTCCATCCAGCTACATCAATACCAACCACCCAATTAGAACCAGCTTGATTGCGTTGTTTAATAATAATCATTTTTGGTGCAACACCAAGACCATGACCAAAACTACCAGCACTATTAGAACCATTATAAGTGGCAATACTAAATCCAGAGGTTGTATTTACAGAAACAGTAGAAGTAATTGTGCCATTAGTATTGGATGAAGTTACACCCTGACCAGCTTGCCATTGCCATCCCACATAGGTTTCACCAGTATTATTAACTGCAATATTCGTGCTTACATTAAATCCATTAGAATTAAATGCCGTTAATGTATCTGTTTCATTTTGTTCTGCCGCAGTAGTATTACTACGCATATAATTATAAACACCAGCAATTGAATTAAATAACATACTGCCTCTAGCAGTATTTCTGTCTTTAATCCATACAAAATCAGGTTTAAATCCACCAGCGTTAGTAACTGTTTGAGTTGAGCTATTACCGCTATATAAAGTAGCATCCATCACCTTATTACCAGCAGGGATAGTCGGTACTGGCAAGTTGTATGTATTGAGCCTGTTAAACCCTGTTGGTGGGGTGTATACGAATGGTTGTTGACCGCAATTTAAGGCAACGCTACTACCATTATAGTAACTATCAACAAACAATGTATGTGGTGTATTAAGGTCAATATAGCCAGACAATGATGTTAGTAATGTGTTGTTTTGATAGATATAAACAATATTGTTAACCATGTCCATAGCAACACCAATGACATCATTGCTTGCAAAAGTACCTAGAGCACCAGTGCCAAGATTGGTGCCGTACACATTCCAGCCACTATTAGTATTGAAGAATAATGTATTTGGGCCACCAGCTGATACCCACGGGCCGTTAGCTACTTGGGTTTGTTTAGATATACCAATACCTAAACCAGCACTTTGATTGATAGCACTGACCGTTAATTCCCAATAAAACTTTCCAGTTGGGGTGCACAGTGTGCCAATATTAAATCTGTCTGCATTGCCAGACATAGTAAGTAACAAATTGCCATTTGAGTAAGCAACAGAACCAGCGTTATAAACTACTGGGTTAAATGTGCAATAGTTAGCAATAGTAGAACTTGCATTAGACGGTGAGTCCAGCATTGAATCGTATGTAGTACCAGCGGTTAAGCTAATGTTGTTTACTGTCCAAGTATTACCGTTCCCGCTTGAATCAGTACCTAAAGTGCTTGTGCTGGTTGTATCTGTAAATTTTAAATAAAAACCATTAGTACCATAAGTGCCAGCGTAAGGAATAGATTGCCAGATACCGTTGGCATCAGTTGTTCCAAATGAGGAGGGGGTAAGCTGAACTCCGTCAACAAAGTTAACTTCGCCTAGGTAGCCATCAAAGTAGTCAGTATTTCCTGCTGTGTAATATAACGAGCCAATAGAATGAATATTTGAGCTATTAATATATAAATCTGCATTTTGACTTGGGTAATTTGCAGTAGCAAAAGATGTTTGTTGAACACCATTTACATAGAATTTTATTCTGTTACTAGCTGTTGCTTGTGTTGTATCTATTGCAACTACAATATGGTACCAAGCGGATGGGTCACGATAAAGCGCTGTTGTAACAAGTTGCTCATTTCCTGTTGCATTATAAAAATTTAAAGCATTATTAGAAAAATAAATTTGACCATAATTAGAACCACTTGTTCCACCGCCAAACAAAGTTCCTGAACTTCCAATATTTGACCTTTTAACCCATCCACTCCAAGTCCAAGTTTTACGATTAGTTGCACTAGCTGGAGTACGGCTTAAATAAGCAGTAGCACTACTTCTAAACCTTAAAGATTTAAGAATAGGAGTTTGAGCAGCTGCGGGCCAGACACCCTGACCTTGATACTGTAGCTCTTGTGAGAGCGTGTATACCCCGTTAGCACCTTGTTGAGTTACAGTCGGTGCAGTTCCTGAGAGTATCCCACCTTCATATCTATCTGACATTCAAGCCTCTTAGCTAATGTTTTCGTAGGACAGGACGGCTTCTAAGTAGTTAGCTGTTCCCGCTGTAATCACTACGGATTGGTTCTCCATTAAATAAAACGCAGTTGACTTATCGGTCACAATCAATGACGCACCAGCAGGTACAGATATTTGATATGCTAAATCGTAGGCTGTACCACCACCAGCAGCGGCTGAGTTAACAGAAACCGTTACAGTAGCAGCGGTTGAACCGTTGACATTAGAAACCACAATGTTGTTTACCTTGTATACCAAGCCGCTAGAAGCAGCGTTTGATAGGAAAGTGGTTGCACTAGTGGTAGATAGAGCAACATACGTGGTATTACCGTAAATTGCTGTGACGTTGACTATATTTGGATTTGCCAAGATGTACTCCTTAAATGTTGTTTACTATGCTATTAGCCACCAAAAATCATTGCCATAGCGATTGCCTTACCTGTTGAAATTCCCGCTGAACCAAAAGACAAAGTTCCTGAGCCGTTTGTTACTAAAGCCTGACCATTGGTTCCATCTGCTGACGGTAAGGTAAAAGTAACGTTAGAAGCAATAGTGTCTGCTGCTTTTAAAGCTGTATAGTTAGTGCCGTTATCGGTATCTTCATACAACTTAATATTAGCCCCAGCTGCTGATGTACCAGCCACATCCATTTGAGTAATACCAGAAATCGTACCGCCAGTAATTACTGCGGAAGGAGTAGCTAAAGCTGTTAAATAATTTGTTGCATCAACAACGTTTGTACCGTTATTAAACACAAACATAGTCTTACCAGCAGGGACGGCAATGCCTGTACCTGTGGTGTTTTTAATCGTTTTAGTGCCAGTAGTGGTGTTATTTACTAGGTACAACTTCTCAATTTGGCATCCAGAACCAAGGATTACATTACCAGCGTAGCCTATTCCAGCACCAGATTCGGTGAGGTTTAAACGCAGATTACGGGCTGTTTGAGTAGCATTGGTGTCTGTAAGAGTAAGAGTTACATCTGCGGCACTTGAAAATAGTGCATCAGCAGAACCTGTAATAGCCTCTTGGATTGCAGTTCCAATATTGGTATCCGTGGTAATACCCCAAGTACCAGCTTGCTCACCTGTGGTTATCAGCTCAAATTTTAATTCACTATACGTGGATGCCATGTTTTATCCTTTATGCTGCTATTTCTACCCAATTAGGGCTTTGTGTGTCAATAATATCACTCCAGACGGGTGTTTGCGAGTCATTTATGCCAGTCCAGTTTGCGGTCTGATTATCTGGAATTACCTGCCAAATTATGACTTGTCCAACCTGTCCTGTTGCACTTACACCCGTAACACTTACATCTACTCCAATACGTACAAGAACCGTTCCTAAACTAGCCGTAACTTGGAATCCTGTAACGCTAATATTCTGTCCAGCTTGAACGTTAACTGGGTTAACTACACCCGTTGCTTCTACTCCAGTTACACTTACCGCAGCTCCAGCTGTTGTAGTTACAGAACCTACGCTTACTGTGGCTAAAACACCTGTTACAGAAACGTTAGTACCTTCTTGTACCGTTACGCTTCCTACACTACCTGTAGCGCTTAATCCAGAAACAGGAGCATTTGCAGCTGCTTCTACGCTTACTGAACCTACACTTACTGTTCCCGCTACACCAGTAACGCTAAACGATGCATTACCCGTTACAGATGCACTTCCAATACTTCCTGTGGCGCTAACTCCCGTAACACTTATAGCAGTTACCGTTGTGACGGTGACAGATCCTACGCTTCCAGTACTAGTAACCCCAGTTACACTAACCGAAGCTCCAGCTTGCACTGCAACAGAACCTACATCTCCTGCTGAACTTAAACCAGTTACATCTACAGAACTACCAGCTTCTGCGGTTACTGCACCTACATTTCCTGTCCCACTAACACCAGTTAAGTTAACGCTGGTATTAGACTGTATTGTTACTGAACCAACTTGTCCCGTTGCAGAAACAGAAACACTTCCTTGTCCCCAAGGAGATACGCCCCAGCCTTGGTTTCCCCAGCCAGATAACGGAACAATGACATCAGCCACACCTCAATTACCCTTAAGCAATACGGATAATAGCGTTGCTTGCGTCAGCCGTTGGGAAAACAATCGTAAACGTACCAGCGGTAGATGTCTTAGCACCACCAAAGTCAAGGATACATACAGATGGGTCTCCAGCTGCTGTGTCGTTATAAATCATTGCGCCATATGCTGTAATGGTTGCAGATGTAAATGACAAGTCAGCAAAGTCGGTAAACGCTGTAGTGCTTGAAGATGTTGGGGTAATGTTAGTCAACGCACCGCCACCAGCTGAATAGCTACCAGAAGCTGCTACTTCGTTGGTTGCTGTATAAGCTGTAGTTGCTGCTGTAAATGACGCTGAGTTGTCATACATTGCCAGTTTAAAAGTATTACCAGTACTAGCCGTAAAATTGTGCGTTGCTGTCATTAGCTGCACTTTAAAGCTGGTACACATAAAATTGCCTGTAAAAGCCATTTTGGACTCCTATTCGTCTAAAAGTTTAATTAATTCGGGGTGACCAGCTTCCCTTAGCTTGTGAGCTAGTGTTACACGATCAAATTTTACTGCCTCATTCATGTAAAAAACCAACACACCACGGATATGATTACGGAAGGCATTTGCCTGATCACGAACCAAAGGATGGGATTGATCCCCTACTTGAATAATTTTATCTAGTGCTCTTTCAGCTACTTCCTCTGGCGTAAAGCCTCCATGATCTTTAGTAAACACATGGATTCCGTTGGATTCACCTAAACCTTGTACGCTAATCATTTTACTGGATACCTCACTTGACCGCTACGATAAGAGTCTTGACGATCTTTAGCATCACCTAATTGTTTGAGTTCTACCATAGCTTCATCGTAACGGGCTTTGTAATTTGTAAGAACATCTGCATCAGACTTCATAAATGTTGCTGCTTCTAAGAGCGCCCCATAGACCAATACCATAGAGAAATTGTCCCCAAGCCAGCTTGTACCAGCAGTAACAATAGAGGTTGGATAGTAAAAATAATGCAATTCTGTAGCGTAATTAGCATTTGGAGTAGGCCCCAAAATAAATGCACTATTGTCAAATACAGCGTAATACTCTGGCTCTCCGTAAAAAGCAGTGTCAGTATCTGGATAAGCCTCACGAATAAAGTTCACATCTTTGTTTAAAAGATAGTGATATTCGTTATTGGCATTAATTACTGCAAGGCTAAATGTAGCCAACCAATCCGTAGGAATTTGAAGATATTTATTGCCTGATGTCATGTTACCTGTAACGTTCTTACGGAACGCTGGCATCTGCACCATGTTATAGATGCGTTGTTCTGCCAACTGTACAAAAGTAGCAATCTGTTGCGCAGATGTAAACGACCCAACCGTTGCTGGGAAGTCGTTTTCAGCGTAACCTTTAATCGTAGAGGTTAAATCAGCATAATTCATTACGCCATTGGTCCTCTAGAGGTAAAACCTTTAGTTGCTGCACCAGATCCACGTTGTTTAATTCCAGAAGTTTTAATGTTATCAGCGGCTGGATTACCCATTGATACACGTTTTGCTGGCATACCAACTGTAGTGCTATCAGAAGAAACTGAATTTGGATCTACCAATTTTGCTGTAGAATTTTTCATAACTTTACCATCCATAGTGTGTGGTTTGGCATAGACTTTGGCATCGCCAACTTCTTTACCCATAACTTTTTTGCTAAACATTATCGACCTCTTCCAGCTTTCTTCTGGTTTGCTACACGAGCAAGAT